TCAATTTTTCCATTTGCCTTACTCTTTTCCTTAACCCAATCTGCTTTGAATGATTGCCAGCCGCGTGCAACACTTTCGGCTATCGCATCGTTTAACGTCCACCCTGCTTTTGCAGCTTCGCGTTCGATTGCCTTCAGGGCTGTTTCCGTCAGCGGCGCTTTTTTTGCTTTCCGCAATGCCTGAAAATCATTCCAAACATCATCATCGACACCGGCTACTGCGGCAACATATTTCCCCCTGGGGGGATTAAGGGGGGTTATATCTGGTTCTTGGTTATTGGTTATTGGTTTATGGTTATTAGTTGGTTGAACATCTGTTGAGCGTTCGTTCAACCGACGTTGAGCAGACGCTTTACCGGCGTTAGATGCTTTGGCTGATTTATCGCGGAAATGCGTTATGTCTGCATCGGCTCGATCATGACGCCATCCGCAGTCGCTTTGGACAAAAAAGTCATTCAGCACCTGCGTTACTTCGGCAACATGATCTCGCATCCCGATCAGCCTTGCAACTTCATCAGCGTTAATTGGCAACGGTTGTTCGCGCAGATAATAGGTATCCAGCATTCGCCGGTAAGCCAGATCCTCCATCAATGTGAGGTGGCGCGTGTGGCTGGCGTAATCGCCTATGTTGAATTGGAAATAATGCACAGCTAACCGCCTTGCTTTGCGGTATCGTGGCGTCTATAATTCTTCATATTCAATGCCTCCTTAACAGGCGTTGTATCGGGTGGGGATCAAGCGGCTATTTTGATCCTCACCCAAATAAATAACCATAAATCACGCTTCAAGTCAATCTCAGTTCCCAGTCAGGAAACAGATGCTTGAACAGCGCAGCACGCAGGGGAAAGTCTCTGCTGATCGCCAGATTCGTTGGTGGCTTAACATCTTCAGCGATTAATCTGCCACGCTCGACATATGTAAAATCGGGTCGATAGCTTGCCACCCGTCCGTTCGCCATCTTCAAGGGCTTGCCGTCGATAACAAACTCGAACTTAGGCTCAATGGTCAATCCCTCGATCTCCCTGCCTCTCTGTAACAGATGCAGTTGATCGCAACGCTTGGCTTCACGCATTGACGCATGAAGGTGGCACTGTGAGCAAACGGTTTTCTTGGAAAAATATTTAGTCACGCAAAGCCCTTTCTACCCGTTCGACTGCTGCGGCGAATTCATCGTCTCGCTCGATCAGGTTCTCGACAACGCGCACTCCATGAAAGGCTGTGCTGTGATCTGTGCGGCCCAGCATCTTCGCCATCTGTAAATAGGACATATGTCCACAATTGCGGCTCATCACATACCAGGCGACCTGCCTAGCTCTTACAGGCTTCTTTGATCGGCTGGGGCTGGTCAATGATTGCTTGTCGATGTTGAATTCATTCATCACCGCTGTAACCACTGCCGAGCCACTGTTGCGTCTGCGGCGCTCGATGTGCGGCGGCGAATACCATTTCGGAAACATGTTCATTTCGCCAGCCTCGTATAATATTCAATTTCGTGCGGCTTCAGCTTGCTGTGCTTCAGGTGGTAAGATGCCAGCGCGGCAAGCAACGGATCGTCTGTTCTGCGGCGAACGTGACCGCGAAAGCTTCGATCACTTTTGAAGTCCCAGCCTGACGGGTTGCCTTGTCCTGGCAGATATTTCTTCGGCAGCGATGCACGCATTTTAGCCATGTCGGTCTTTGATAGATCAACGCCGAAGCGATGGCGAACGTGAGCGAGGATTGTGCTGTCATCGCTTATGTACGTTGCGAGATACCTAGCGAGAGCGATGGGTGTTGCTGGTGTTTCATAGATCATGACTGCAGCCTTTCGACCAAATCCTGACGGCCCATTTCTTTGGCGATCTGGATTGCCTTTTTGCGTGCAGCAACTCGGCTGGGTAGAAAGCGTCCGTCATTGTCACGGGCTTGCTTAGGCTTGAGCCAGCGGGATAAAATCTTAATCATGGCTTTTCTCCTTATGAATTATTTTCCATTGTGATTTGATCTGGTCGGGCCGGATAAATTCAAAGCCCATCTTCTGAAGCAATGCGCCAGTTACATGACGCGGCGGATAAAAGGCTACTGCATCGAACGAAGCCGACACAGTAGCTAGGTTCTCACTGGGAAATGCGTTTAAACCAGTGAGGTCGGAGGTCATCTGCTTATTTCCGCCAAAGCCTTTTCCAGCTTGCCGATCGTCGGAAGCGTCGGGGCAATGCCCTGCTTTGTGTAGCGGTGTGCAATTGATGGCGAGACATTCGCAGCACGAAACAAAGCGTGCAGTTCAATGCGGCGATCTAAAGCGGTTTTAGCCACTTCATCCATGAGAGTTTTTCTATCCATATTGGCCCTATAAATTAGACGCTTTTTAACATCAAGCGAAAAATTTCGAATTTATTTGTTGACCTAAATTGCAATGTGCGTAAAGTGGGGGCAACAACAACGGAGGCAGAAATGCAAAAAGTCATTTACCCGCACTTTGACAACCCAGAGACCAGCGACGAAGAACGCGCATTGATCGAGCGTCTGAAGGCGCGGCCAATGTCAGCCGATCTTGCCGAGCGCATCGAACGTATCAACAAAGCTTTTGGGGTGCAGTCATGACTCCAGCAGAAAGCCTTTTGCCTGTAGAGCAATTGCAAAAGCTTGTTGCATTAGAAGGCAATGATCTGATTTGGCTAACTCGTGATGCGGAAACACATCAGGCTCGTGATTGGAGGCGATGGAATACTCGTTATGCTGGCAAACCTGCTTTCATTCGAAAATGCATCAAAGGTTATTTGAGCGGCACAATTCATTGTCGGCATTATTCAGCTCATCGTGTAGTCTGGGCGCTTGTCACAGGATCATGGCCCAAGGCGCAAATTGACCACATTAACGGCAATACAAGCGACAATAGAATTTCCAATTTGCGAGAAGCATCTTCGGTTGAAAACGCTCGAAACCAAAAACGTCATTGCACCAATACAAGCGGTCGAACTGGAGTTCATTTTCAAAAAGCAGCTCAAAAGTTTGTGGCATATATTAGGATTGATAATAAAAAGCACCATTTGGGGTATTTTGAAACTTTTAACGCAGCCGCTGAAGCTCGCGCTGCTGCCGAGCGCCATTTTAATTTTCATCCTAATCATGGAGAAACGCGATGAATGGCCGCAATAGCCTACAACAATTTACCCGCGTTTTGGAAAGCGTTGACCTGATTACGGTCTGGCCTGCCGAGCCGATCAGCGTAGACTTCTACCTGAACGCGAGCAGCGAAGCATGGGATGCAGAGATGCGCAGCCGCTACGGCGATGATTGGGAATCGCTCGATCAGGCCGATAGCTTTACGCAGCAAGAGTGGAATGAATGGAAAGCAGAACAGGAGGCTTTAATATGAAAGAGATTATAACCGCTTTGGCTAAGGCACTTCCCGAAGTTGACAGTGCTTCGAAGGATAAAAGCAACCCAGCGTTTCGGTCAAAATATGCCGACCTTGGCAACGTGATCGAAGCGATCCGCCCTATTGTAAAACACGGTCTCTGGTATCGCCAAGAAACAATTGAGCATGAACTGGGAGCCTGCGTTGAAACCTTTTATCTGCATATAAGCGGAGAGGAAAAGAGCGGTGGCAAATGCTTTATCCGCGCATCAAAGCAAGACGCTCACGGCTTCGGTAGCGCCCTTACCTATTGCCGCCGTTATGGCTTGATGGCTGCTTTCGGAATCGCGCCCGAAGATGATGATGGAAATGCTGCCGTTAAACAGGTTAAGCACGACGAACCGATCAACCAGACGCAATGCGATATGCTGCGCACGCTGATCGAAGCCAGCGGATCGAACATCGTGGCATTCTGCAAATATTATGGGATCGAATCGCTGCCGGAATTGCCTGCAAACAAATTCGCCCATGCGGAGAAAAGCCTGCAAACCAAATTGGCAGCCAAAGGAGACGCAGCATGATCGAGCAGCGCACAACCGAATGGTTCGCACAACGCTGCGGCCATCTTACCGCTTCACGCATTGCCGATATGATGGCGCGCACCCAGAAAGGATGGGGCGCGTCTAGGGCAAACTATGCCGCCCAGCTTATTGCAGAGCGCCTGACAGGTGTTGCGGAATCTGGATTCACAAGCGCAGCGATGCAGCATGGCATAGACACAGAAGCAGCCGCTAGAGCCGCCTACGGCTTCATGCAGGACGTTGAGGTTATCGAAGCCCCATTCGTTCTGCATCCCCGCCTGGCATGGTCTGGCGCGTCTCCTGATGGCTTTGTGGGCGATGATGGACTGGTCGAGATAAAGTGTCCGAATACCGCAACGCACATCACCACACTGCGCGGCGGCGAGATCCCCGACAAATACATCAAGCAGATGCAATGGCAGATGGCCTGCACCGAAAGAGATTGGTGCGACTTCGTTAGCTTCGATCCGCGAATGCCGGTTGAAATGCAATTGCACATTCAGCGGGTTGATCGGGATAATGACTTGATTGCGGAGATCGAAAGCGCCGCGATTGGGTTTCTTACTGAGATTTTGGCAACCGTCGCAGAATTAGAAGCCATTTATAGAAAGGTGACATAATGAGCAGTTTGGTAAGACGCATTCAGCGTCAGCAATATCCGTCAGCGACTGGCAATCCGCCACGCAGGAAGTTTTACAATGGCAGGGGGCAAAGGCTTGGCGCGACCAATCCGAAATGCACCAGCCTGATTGCTCGACAGAATCGGGAAAAGCGCAATGCAGAAAGGAATGAAGCGTGACAGTTATTACAACCATCGTCGGCAATGTCGGCAAGGATGCGGTCTATAAGGAAGGGCAAAGCGGAAAAGGTTTCGTTAGCTTTTCCGTGGGCGCATCAGTGGGCTGGGGCGATAAGAAGGAAACGCTCTGGTTCGATGTGACGAAATGGAACTCTAGCCCCAAGCTGGCAGAGATGGTTCTAAAGGGAACCAAGATCACCGTGATCGGTGAATTGTCCACCCGTGAGCATAACGGCAAGACTTACCTGCAAATCAATGCGCAGACTGTTGATCCGCAAAGCCGATCAGGTGCAGGCAGTGACAGCCAACCACAACAACCAACTACCGCAGGATATGCCGATGATCTGGACGATGTGCCTTTTGCATCTGCAGACATGCGCTTTGAACGGGAGATTTTCTAATGAACGTAGCAGCAGACCAACTCCGCCTGTATCTGGAGCGGATCGAAATGCTTGAAGAAACCAAGCGCGGCATATCGGAAGACATTAAGGAAGTTTATTCCGAAGCCAAATCAAGCGGCTTTGACGTGAAGGTTATGCGCCAGATCGTAAAGCTACGCCGAATGGAAACCCATGTTCGCCAGGAATGGGAAGCCGTTCTCGAAACCTATAAAGACGCACTGGGTCTTTAAGATGCTGCCGCCCCGTCGCCCACAAGCTGCAAAGCGTCCCAAGCGGTTCGTATCGCCAGCGCATTGCAAGTTCGTTCGCTCCCACGCCTGCTGTGTATGTCAGACCTATGATCATATCGAGGTTGCTCACGTCAGAACGGGAACGAACGGGGGGATGGGGTTAAAGCCTGGCGATATGTGGACAATCAGCCTTTGCCGCGATTGCCATTCCGAACAGCATAGGATCGGTGAGCAGTCTTTCGAGGCAAAGCACGGCATCGACATGAAGGAACTTGCACGGGCATTTGTGAAAGCCAGCCCGAAGCGGAGTGAATTGGAAAGGGCGCGTGATGGATAAGCACACGATCAAGCTGGTATCGAAGGCGCACCGAGATCGAGCCGCCAGCCTTATCTATCAGGCCCCACAAGGCTATGTTATGGCGATAGGCGAAGAAACCCGCACGCAAGAACAGAATCGCCTTATGTGGCCCTTGATCGCGGATATACAGGCGCAGGTTCCAGAGACAGCCACATTCTCAGCCGATGATATGAAATTGCGCTTCCTGCACGCATTGGGCCAGGAAATGCGCTTTTTGCCGGAACTGGAAGGCGCTGGAATGTTTCCAGTGGGCCAGCGATCCAGCACGCTGTCGAAGTCGCAGTTCACTGGGCTGATCGAGCTTCTGTTCGCATATGGCGCGAAACATGGCGTGCGCTGGTCGGACAAATCTCAGCGAACGATTGCCGACAATATAAGCTAATTACTTTGTGCGAACTTTTCTCTTGACCATGTGTGGATGTGTGATTATTCTGCTCACATAGAAACAAGGAGAACACAAATGCCGATAGAAGCTTTTATCCTGCTGGGAATCATCCTCTGCATGTCGATTGTCGTTTATGACGAACTTTTCAAGGGAGGCGAATAATGCTTGCTGCTGAATTCACCAAAGGCCGCAAATCTGGTGCGGACACGCTCGATATAACGCGGATCGTCAATGGTCAGCGCACATATCTCGAAAGCTATGAAGTCTTGGGTAAACGCGAAGCCCGTAAAGTCGCGCAATCATTGGGCGCTACGCCTTGGAATTTTTAAGGATTAATCATGAAAAAAGAATATGTCACCGTCAGAATGTCCAGCGATCTTCGCGCTAAAATTACCGAGATGGCGAAGGCGGATATGCGTTCAGTGAGCGCCCAGATCCACATGATGCTTGAACGGGCCGTGCAGGAGAAAAGCAATGGCTGAGATAGATATTCTTAAAAACGCCGCTGAAGCCCTTCTGGAGCATGATCGGCGTCAACAGGCAGTCAGAGACAGCGATAACGTTTTACGCGCCCTGTGCCGTCTCTGGGGCGATTCTGCGGGGCTTTGGGCTGTGTCACCAGTGCATCTTCGTCGGGAATGCCAATTGCGTGGCTTGTTGAATGAAAGCCAGCCGACATGAATCAGGGGAAAGCTATTAGCGCGTGGCAGTTTCGCCATGTTCACATTTGGCCACCCATGCAGCAGGGTGAAGCAAAGAGAGCCACCTTGCGTCAGCTTTGGCGATATTGCCACCAACACAGACGCTGGCTGCAAACCCTCAATCCAGCGTGGGACAATTATTTGAGCATAAACCGCGCCAATAGCGCCAGGGCTGAATTGATGCGGCGATCAATGGAGAAGCAACCATGACCGAACAGATGATCGAAGCGGCTATGAAGGCAATGCGCGAGGAGCAAAGGGCCAATCAGAACCTTGAATTGGGTTTTGACGATGACGTTTACGACTTGGCCGTCCTTA